AGAATCCTGAACGCAAATAATTTTGTAGAATCAGTCGAAAATACAAATAATTCTTACTATGTTTTTATAGGACTATCCAATCCTACAGGAGCACCAACTCTTGCTGGATATGGCAGAACATCAGATTGGAACTCAAGTGATAAAACACCTGCCCCTACTGATAGTTTCTCATATCGTGCTCATTCTGGTGATACCATGATGTTTGGTAAAAGAGTGTCATCTGCAAATATAAGAAGAATTATAAGAAGAGTTGATTGGGTAGAGGGTAATAGATATGAGATTTATAGAGATGATTATAGTGCTTCAAACCCAAGTCCTTTAACAGCAGCAAATAGATTGTATGATGCAAACTACTATGTTTTAAATTCTGACTTTAAAGTATACGTTTGTATTGATAATGGTTCCTCTGGTGATAATATTTTAGGAAATATTTCTCAGGATGAACCTACTTTTACAGATTTAGAACCCTCAAAGGCAGGTAATAGTGGTGATGGATATGTTTGGAAATACTTATTTACAGTTTCTCCAAGTGATATCATAAAATTTGATTCTACAGAATACATAACTGTGCCAAATAATTGGTCAACCAGCACTGACTCACAGATAAGATTAGTGCGAGAAAATGGTAATTCTGATGTAAACTTAAATCAAATTAAACATGTTTACATTGAAAATGCAGGAACTGGATATGCAAATGGATTAGGTCAAGAAGTTGATATTCTAGGTGATGGTAGTGGTGCCAAAGCAAGAGTTGATGTTGTAAACGGTAAAATAACTGATGTTACAGTTAGTGCTGGCGGGAAGGGTTATTCATATGGTATAGTTGATTTGGGAACTTTAAACAGTAATGTAAGTTCTGCAGGTAGAGCAAAGTTAATACCAATCATACCACCTGCTTTAGGACATGGTTCTGACGTTTATTCTGAATTAGGTACAGATAAAGTTATAATTTATGCTAGATTTGATGATTCAACGAAAGATTTTCCAATCGACACAAAATTTGCACAAGTTGGAATTGTAAAAAATCCAACGAAAGTGGGCACAGATATCATTTATACTGATACTACTTACTCATCATTACAAGCATTCAAGTTCGATACGGTCTCTGGAACGCCAATTGTTGGAGAGGAAATTAAACAAGTTTTGACTGTTTCACCAAATGTAGGTAAAGTGGCCACTGGATTTGTTGCATCATATGATAAAGAAACAAAAGTATTGAAATATTTCAGAGACCGTTCTCTATATTTCAATAAAACATCATATGATCATACTGATTATACAGGTATTTCTACATCAGGTAGAATATATCAATTTGAGTCAGTCATTGGAGCAAACGATATTGAAGGAAAGAGTTCTAATTTTTCTGGAGCAATATCACTCAATTTTTCAGGCATAACCACTAACCCTACTGGTAACAAATTAATTAATTTAGGAACTAATTTCAACACAGGGTTGTCTGAGTCTGAGATAAATAAAGGGTCGGGAGATATAGTCTACTTAGATAATAGACCTCAAATTGTAAGAAACTCTCGTCAAAAGGAAGACATTAAAATCATACTCGAATTCTAACAATGCCACAAAAGACTAATTTAAATATAAACCCTTATTATGATGATTTTGATAAGGCGAAAAATTTTTACAAGATTTTATTTCGACCAGGTCATCCAGTTCAAGCAAGAGAACTAACTGGATTACAATCCCTATTACAAAATCAAGTTGAATCTTTTGGTAAGCACATATTTAAAGAAGGTTCGATGGTCATACCAGGTGGTATTGAGTATGATGCATCCTATTTTTCAGTTAAAGTAAATGCAGCACATCTTGGCATTGATGTATCTGTTTACTTAAATGATATAATATCTAACAATAATGGAAAAGGAACAAGAGTTATTGGTCAAAATTCAGGTATTGTTGGAACTATAAAGAATTTTGTTCTACCTCCAGAAGAAGGAGTTGATGAGATAACAATATTTGTAAAATATAATCAATCTGGAACAGATGGTGAGAGCATTGGTTTCCCAAATGATGAAGTATTAATTCTTGAAGAACCTTTAACTTATGGTAATACGACACTTAACACAAATGAAACTATTTTAACTTGTGTTTCTGAAAATGCATCTGCAACAGGTTCTGCATTTGGTGTAAGTAAAGGTGTATATTTCATGAGAGGGGTGTTTGTAGACGTTCCTACATCATTAATTGTTCTTGATCCATATAGTAATACACCATCATATAGAGTTGGATTTGAGGTTCTTGAAGAAGTAGTTGCTGCTACTGATGATGATTCATTATATGATAATGCAAAAGGTTTTAGTAATTTTGCAGCACCAGGTGCTGACAGATTTAAAATAACAGTAAAATTATCAAAAAAATCTCTTGAAGATAACAATGATACAAATTTTGTTGAATTATTCAGAGTTCGTAACGGAGAAACTAAAAGGTTACAAGATAAATCAGTATATTCAGAAATTAAAAAATATTTTGCTAAGAGAACATTTGATGAGTCTGGTAACTATGCAGTTGAACCATTCCGTGTAAATTTACAAAATTCACTAAATGATGAGATTAGTTCAAGGGGTTTATATACTTCTAAAGTTCTGACAGATCAAGGTAATACACCATCTGAAGATTTAATGTGTGTTAAACTGTCACCAGGTAAGGCATATGTGAGGGGATTTGATGTATATTTGCCAGGCACAACTGTAGTAGATGTTGAAAAACCAAGAGATGTAAAATCTATCGGAGCATCATCTGTACCTTTTAGTATGGGTAGTAATTTAAAAGTAAATAATGTTTTTGGAACCCCATACATTAATCTAGGTGGCACAAATAACAATACTGTTGATTTATATAATCAAAGAAGCACAAATCCAAACATATCAACTGATAGAGGAATAAAGATAGGAAAAGCAAGAGTTTATTCATATGGAGCTTCAGATGCTTCATATACAGGTGGGTCAACTGAATTTGACTTACGTTTATATGATATACAAACATTCACTGTGATGGTAGTATCAGACACTAGTGATATGAATGTAGGATCAAGAGTGAGGGGTTTAACTAGTGGAGCTATTGGATTTGTAGCAGATGTTGCAAATAATAGCCAACAGAGATCAATTACAGAAACAACAGGTGCATTTATTGAGGGTGAGCAAATAATAATAGATGAAACAAGCAAAAAAGATATACGTTCGATTATATCATTAAACACATATACAATTGACGATATAAAATCTGTCTTTCAATCTAAAATAATAGCATCATTAGCATCTAATTTTAGTGCTGATACAGTGTTATATGATAGAGTATTACCATATTTTTCTCTAGCAGATAATCTTTCTGTTTTAGGTGGTAGCTCTACTAATACAGCAACTGTGGCAAATCGTAGATTTTCTGGTAAAGTCGGAATAAAAACTGATGCAATAATTGCATATAGTCATGGTACTTTCGCAGATCCTGTTTATAATCGAGTAAGTAATATCTCTGCTGATGGAACAACTCTTACTTTGTCTCCATTAGGTGTTGGTGTGACGGGTGTAAATACAGAAACTATTTTAGCAGCGGGTATATCTACAAACTCAACATTTAGAATTAAAGTACCAAAAATTACAAACCCAAGAGAATCTGGATTATTTACAAGATTACCAAAGAAAAATGTATCAATTATCGATACATCTAGTTCAAATCTTGTTATTTCTCGTCAGTTACCAAATACATCCATTAGCAGTAATACAATAACTCTTTCATCTCAAGTGGGTCTCGCTGCTACAGTTGGTATTACTAGTGCATTTTTTGAACCTTTTGATGCTGAAAAATATTCAATTCATTATCCAGACGGTAGTGTTGAACCATTAACATCAGATCAAGTTACCATTACAAACGGTGGAAATGATATTGTTTTTAGTGGTTTAAGTAATGCAAGTAATTCAACTGCAACAGTTAATGTTACTTTGAAAAAAAATGGTATCACAAGTAAATCAAAAATATTTGCAAGAAGTCAACAATTAGAAATTACAAGAAGCACTGGGATTTCAACAGAAAATAGTAATCTAATACAATCAAATAGATATGGATTAAGAGTAGAAGATGAGGAAATATCACTTAATGTTCCAGATGTTGTCAATGTAATAGCAGTTTACGAATCAAAAAATACATCTACACCTGTATTGGATAAATTAACATTTGTGAGTGGTCTAAATCTTAATACAGAAACAATAGTAGGTGAAAAAATTACTGGAGAAGATAGTCGTGCTATAGGTCAGATTGTTAGTCGTACATCAAATACGATTAGTTTTGTATATCTCAATGCAAATAAATTTACAGTTGGTGAACAAGTAAAGTTTGATGAGTCAGGAATTCAATCTATTTTACAAGGAGTAACCACAGGTAACTTTGTAGATCGAACAAATAATTATACTTTAGATAAAGGACACAAACGTCAATATTCTGACTATTCAAAAATTGTTAGAAAAGCAAAATCAGGAATTCCTTCTAAAAAATTACTAATTATTTTTGATAAGTATGAGGTTCAATCAGGTGCAAGTGGAGATATATTCTCAGTCAATTCATACACTTCTGATCGATATACAAATGATATACCTGCTGTTGGATTTAATAGAGCGTCTGATATATTAGATTTCAGACCTAGAGTACAAGATTATGATGTAGCATCTGCAATTGGTTCTCCTTTCTCATTTAATAATCGTAAATTTGTTTCTGAGGTGCCATTTGTAATTACACCAAATGAAAGTTCACTCGTTGGTTTTAGTTTCTACTTACCTAGAATTGATAAATTAGTAATCAATCAATTTGAAGAGGTTAAGTTAATAAAGGGTGAATCTGCTGAAGAACCAACAGCTCCAGTTGAATTTGGGGACTCAATGGAGATTGCTGAGATAACATTACCACCATATTTGTATGATCCAGCAACACAACCATCTATAAAAATGAGAGATAATCGTAGATTTACGATGAGAGATATTGGTCGTCTCGAAAAGAGAATCGATAATCTTGAAGTTACTACAACATTAAATGCCCTTGAATTAGATACAAAATCATTCCAAGTAAGAGATGCAGATGGTTTAGATAGATTTAAATCGGGTTTTGCAGTTAATAATTTTAAAGATAGAAGATTTATTAATTTTGACCCTGAAGAGGGTTCAAAATGTGATGTTGATGTATTTCATCGTGAATTAGTTACTGCTGTTGATTTCTGGTCTATGAGAGCAGAATTAGCACTTGATCCAGCGATTGACATAGCAACATCTGATTTAAATTCAAATTTAAAACTATTAGATCCTAATTGTAAGAAAACAGGTGATTTAATTACTCTAGACTATACAGAAATTGATTGGATTGATCAACCACATGCAACAGAAGTTGAAAACGTAAACCCCTTTAATGTCATTGTATTTGCAGGTGTGGTATTCCTTGACCCACCATCAGATAATTGGTCAAGAACAATATACATCGACAACAATAGAACTGAGTCTACAGGTAATAGATGGGTTGAACAGGCAAACTTAGTTTCCCGAACAACGACTACTGAAACTGATAGAGAAGCATTTGACGAGACAAATGGATTTACACAAACTGGTTACTATGGTTTTAATGAAACAATAACTGAGACCACTCGCACTGAGAGAAGTTTCACAAATGTATTACAAGGTGATAAAGATGAATATGACTATCTTGAGGATGTAAAAATAACATCAAAAGCAGATCCATATATGAGATCAAGGAATGTTCAATTCTATGCTAATGGTTTAAAACCACTAACAAAACATCAACACTATCTTGATAATGGTGTGCCAGATATCGTACCCAAACTTATAGAAATAAGCATGTCTGCTGGATCATTTGTTATTTTTGAGAATGCAAAGATATTATTAAATGGAAAGCAGATAGGATATGTAAGAATACAAAAACCAAATCATAAATTTGGAGATACTGGTCGTCCAGAAGTAGCTGCTGGTTTAGGTTCACCTTCTACAACTGTTGAGGAATACACCATTGATCCATATGATCGTAGTAGACCAGCTCCTTCATCTACTTATTCTGCAACTTCACAATTATTGAATATTGATGTTATAGCTTTAGGAAACTTAGAAGAATATTTTGGATATGTAGTGAAAAATGCACAGATTGTTGGAGAAACTAGTGGAGCGATTGCTACAGTAACAAATATTGATTTATTCTCTGATAATTGGGGTGACTTAGTAGGTGCTTTCTTCTTTAGAAATGCGAATCAAAAACCAGAACCTCCAGTGGTCTTTACATCAGGTACAAAGACGTTCAGAGTGACTGCAGCACCAGAGGGTGTAATTCCAGTACCAGGTTCAACTGCACTTGCTAGTGACGCTTCTGGAACCTTTACAGGGACAGGAACTGTTATCACTCAGAATAACTTTAATGTTGCTGTTAGAAATCCACCCGCACCAGCTCAGAGAGCGAATGAGGTAACTACCTCTGTCAATACATTTGATAGACAGGATAGACAATTCTTCTACGCTGGTCACAGAGATCCATTAGCACAGTCATTTACTGTAGATGAAACTGGTGCATTCTTAACCTCATTTGATGTATACTTTGCATCAAAAGATCCTCAAGCAAAACTATTTGTCGAATTGAGACACGTTGAGTTGGGAACTCCAACTAATTTACTTGTTCAAGATTATACTCAACTTGCTTTAAATCCAAATCAAATTAATGTTTCTGACGATGCGTCAGTGCCAACAACAATTAGTTTCTCATCACCTGTTTATTTGGAACCTAAGAAAGAGTATGCAATCGTATTCCTATCACCTGCCTCAGATAAGTATGAACTTTGGGTTGCAACTATGGGTCAGAAAACTGTTAGAACTACAAATTTACCTGATGTTGAAAACGTTGTTGTTTCTAAACAATATATTGGTGGTAGTTTATTTAAGTCTCAAAATGGTACGATCTGGACAGCAAGTCAGTATCAAGATTTAGCATTCAAATTACGTAAAGCACAATTTGTTTCATCTGGAACTGCTACATTCTATAACTCACCAATTGTTCCTGGTAATTTGAATACACAATTAATTTCAGATAATGCGATCAAATCATTACCAAGAAAACTTAAAGTTCAGATTGAGGGATCTGGAACAAGAACGAATGCAGTATTTCCAATTGGTAGAAAAGTAAGTACAGGTGCAGCGAATGATGCGGATGATAGTTCTATAATAGGAGTTATTGAGAATCAAGGTGCTCCAATCGCATCAAGTTCTTCATTTGAGATAGTGACAAACGGAACTGGATACGCTGTCACAAACGTTAATAATATTCCATTAATTTCATTAACAGGTTCAGGAACTGGTGCACAATGCTCAGTAACAATTGATGGTACTACTGGTGCAATAAATTCTATCTCTAATTTAACACTTGGTACTGGTTATCAGATTGGAGAAGTGTTAACTATTGACAATAGTAGTAATCTCGTTACAAGAGGTAATGGTTTTAAATTAGTAGTTAAATCCATTAACTCAACTTTCGATACATTATTCCTTACAGATGTTCAGGGTGAAAAATTTGATGATGGTGCAACTCTTATTCATTATGGTTCAGGAAATAATACAAGAACAGTTGCAACTAATGTAACTGTGGTTACTGGAGGTTCATCACAAAATGGAACTTTATTCTCTGGAAATAAATTCCAAATAACTCAATATAATCATGCTCATCATGCCTCTAATAATCAAATTGTCATAAAGAACGTAAAACCTGATACAACTATTACTCAAACTACACAAACAATAACAGCTACTGATACAGTAGTTTCAATTGCTGATACGTCATCATTTGCAACATTTAATGGTATTACAACAAGCACTGGTGAAGCATTAATTGGAGATGAAATTGTTACCTATACATTGGCTGATGGTGCACTAACCATAGCAAGAGCACAATTAGATACAAATGCATTCCCTCACCCTGAAGGAACTGACATTCAAACTTATGAAGCTTCTGGTGTATCATTAGTGGGTATTAATACAACTCATACAATCACATCAGATCCAATTGATATTGATACATATTTCCTTGAAGTTGATAGATCAATATACTCTGATCCAACAAGGAATTTCACAACTGGTAAACAACAATTATCTTTCACAAATGAAAAAGCATTTGGTGGAGCAGAAATTGAGATGTCACAGAATCATCAGTTTAGTTCATTAACACCACAATTCAATTGTATCACACCAGGTAGAACCACAAAGGTAAATGCATCTGTGAGAACTGTAAGTGGAACAAGTTCTGGTGGTTCAGAGATTTCATTCGTTGATCAAGGTTTTGAACCAACAACTTTAAATCAAACAACATTCTTCCCAACAACAAGATTAGTTGCTTCTAAAGTAAATGAAGATGCTAGATTAGCAAATCTTCCGAAGAAAAAATCTTTGACTGTTGCTGTTGATATGAGCACTCAAGATCCAAACTTATCACCTGCTTTAGATGTAAAGAATGCAACATTTATTTTAGGAAGAAATAAAATTAATAAACCAATATCAGATTATGGCACTGATGATAGATCAAAACAAATCAAAGATGACCCTCATGGTTCAATATTCGTCTCATCGATTGTTAACTTAGCACAACCTGCAACATCTCTAAAAGTGTTAGTTGGTGCCAGTGTTCAACCAGATGCTGATTTCAGAGTGTATTATCGCTTGTATAGTGAAGACTCAAGTGAAGTTTCAACAACATACAGAGCGTTTCCTGGTTACACTAATATGATTGATACAGATGGTGATGGATTTGGTGATGAGATTATTGATTTAGGTCTTAATAATGGTAGAGCAGACGCTTATGTACCACCAAATAGATTGAATGAGTTCTCAGAGTATCAATTCTCAGTTGATAATTTAGAGCAGTTTAATGCATTTGCAATTAAAATTGTGATGAATTCAACTAATGAGTCACAACCAATTAAATTTAAAGACTTCAGAGCAATTGCATTGGCATAATGAAAACATTTAAACATTTCATGGAGAGCCTTTCAGAACCTGTGACTCCAAAACAAATGGATGTTGTAAAATCTGACACTAGATTTATTAGAACTCCTGATGTTATTAAAAAAGAAAATATAAAATTTAGAAGTAAATATCCTTTTCCAAGTTCTTTTTTACCATTAGCAAAGAAAAAAACTAAAGAAAAAGTAGCATGATACCAGTAGAAGGGCATAAAAATCTCTTTAGAGATGAGAATACTAATGCAATAATCAATACTGATACTATTGGTTATGAGAATTATATGAGAATGAGAAAGAGAAATGACGACAAACAAGCAGAAATGGATGCTATGAAAAAGGAACTTGAAACTCTTAAATCTATGCTAAATGAGCTTGCTTCAAAGATAACGTCTTAGTAAATATAAATACTTTCAGATCTAAATTGCTAATCATCGATGGCAAATATAAAAGTAAGAGTTGGACAACAAAATGCAACAAAGGTAATTTCATCTTTAGCAGGTGCTCAAACTCTATCATTAACAGAATTAAGTGATGTGAATGTTCCAGGAACCTTACAAGATGGTATGGTTCTTGTTTTTAATGGTGTAACCAAAAAATTTGATGCGACTTTAGAACTAACGCCAGGTGCGACACAGAATTTAGACATCAACGGAGGAAATTTCTGAAATGGCTAGTATAATTAGAATCAAACGATCATCGGGTACAGCCAAACCTGCTAGTTTGAATTGGGGTGAAATGGCATATGTGACTGGTGTAGGTCAATATGGCGGTGTAAATCAATATAAAGATAGAGTATTTTTAGGAGATGACGGTAC